CGCTCGCAAAACTCCCTTTTCAAAATATGCGTTTTTAACCGCTTCACGACACGTTTGATAACAATAGCTCAAAAAATTATGGACGTAAATACATACGCCACAGTTATCATAAGCCATGCCAATCACAGCAGCGGCAACATCATAGAAGTCCTCTCGATGAACACCAAAACAAACCTTCGAATAAAAATCCCATAAAGGTCTATAGGCTAATAAATTTGGAGCACTTTTGTCCCATTTCGCACCATCAATAAGGTCCTCCCTTTTTACCACATATTTTCTAAGGAATATAGTTCCTTCTACAACAGGAATATGGTTTATATCCAATCGCGTGATACCATTCGATTTTTTTATAGTTTCTTTCTTGATTTTCATACCATGCACAGAAGACACATACTCTGAAAACCCTTTTTCATTAACAATATCACTAATACTCTTATGGACACATACAACATGATCATCACCATTAGTGCCGACTCTAATTTTCCCTTCAGACACATTCCGCTCTACTTCTTCACCCCGAGGGGACAATCGCATTACATTCGCAACATATAACCAAAATAGTAACGCGACTATCCACGAGCCCCCATGCGAGGTGTCAAAAGCGCCTGAAGGTAATATACCTTTAACAATAATCCACAGAGCTTCTGTAACTCGACACATCTTAACACTAAGATGTTGCGCGCTCCAACGCAATAACGAAGTGTATATCATGATGTCATCATAAGACATTTTTGAAAAATTAAGATAATTAATAGCAGCATAAACATAAATCTCCAATAAATTCTTACGTATAGTCGTATCCATACCCTTAAAATCCCCTTCAAAAATATCATACTCAGGGTCACCATACCGATAATAATTAGCAAAATCCTCAGCACCAAACCAGTCCCAATTAGTCCCTACACGAATAACATCACCCATTTCACATTCATGTCTACTTATTTGTAAAATATACTCTATAAAGTATTGCAGGGCAAACGGTATAAAAAATTCACGACATTTATTGTACATAGCCTCTCGTTCTTCATTAGACCATGCACGCAAATTAAATGCATTAAAAAATTCAGGTTTTAGTATTATAACATTTATCACATCGCCTAAATCCTTAAAAAAAGCACCTTCACTACGGTGTTGCAAATAGCGACGAATACACATCACTATATGAACTTTACACATGAACTCAACATCTCTTTTCTTGCCATATGCTACGTGGTAACGCATCCAACCATCAGTAGTTTCAGTAACAAAATTTCGACCCAGTCCAAAACCAGAACTAGACCCTTGATTAAAATTCAACATCATGAAATCCTCCTCAACCCATTTCCAAGTTAAAGATTTAAAATATTTTTTAGTTTTCATTTGAGTGAACATCATCTGCATACCAACATATAAATCAGATGACTGCTCCTCACTAGTGGTTACTCTTGATGTATCTTGAGTGTACTTCTGAATCAGTAGGGCATATTTTGAGCGAACATTTAGCCCTGCTGTACTTAAACACTCATATGGACCAAATTGGTCGCCTGTAAAACACATATTATAACACGATAACAATCGCATACATAAATGCTTCAATTGCGGAATATTTTGACCAGTATACGACCAATTTAACCCATCTATATTACATTCTCCAATGTCACCCCTCTTAAACACGTATCGACGCAAATAATCCATGGTGATATTAGCAAAAGGAGATGTAACATATTTTTTATCCTTAATTTTAACCACTTTC